ATATCGAAAATTACTTCGTTATCAGCGATGCTTTGAACTGTGGCTGGTGTGGTAGAAGTTGAAAGTAGCGCGTTAATCTCATCGATAGCTGCACTGCCTCTATTACTCACGTTACTCGTTGTCATTGGGTCGACGGTTGCATGAAAACGTTGCTCTGTAGGAGAAATAACGCTCACAACTTCCGCGCTAATTTCCCTGCTCCATTCCTTCCTTAAGTACTCAATTTCAGCGAGATTTATATCGGCATCAGTGATGCGAACAGAAGCAAAAAAAGGCGGACACTCGGACCCGCCCAACAAACTGTCTGCCCTAGTCGACGTAATGTAACCCTTTAAGTATTGGTCAGACAAAATAGCATCGGGTAGATCCGAATGAGGTGTCGAATTGGTGTTATAGTTGTCTTGACCTCTGATTAGAATTATTGCTGGCATGCTTAACCTTTGACATTAAGTTTCTATCGTATAAATGGTAGGGAACGACTTCCTGAACTCTCCCTCGCGAGGATTCCCATCAAAGTCATCCGGTTGCTGACTACTACCAGCTTGCTCTTTCTCATCTGGCGCACTTTCTTCCTGGTTATCATCTTCAGCGGCTGATTCTGGTTGCTGCTCATCCGGAGTTTCAGCGTCATCAGGAGACCCAAAATCTTCAGGCTGATTTGCTTGCTGCTCCTGCAGCCAGATTTGATGCAGCGCGGGATTTGCCGGTGCATTACCCCACTCGCCATCAGCTTCAGCTCCACCTTCTGCTAAGCGCAATTCATTAATCGTTTTCGTTAATTTATTCAGCTCATGCTTTTTATCTTTATCCTCCGGCTCGAGCCCAGCAAAACGGAATACATATTTGTCGGAAAATACAGAGCAAATGTAATCACTCATAATTGATTCGTAATACGACAGCAGAGGACGAAGGCCTTTGTCTTTTGAACTTGCTAATTTTTCCGCTGTGTCATCGCCAGACATTGACGACGTATTGGAAGAGAACGATTCAAAGTTAATTTCATCAGGCGACATCGAATAAATGGCGCATATCACCGAGACTAAAAATGTCATCCACTTTGAAAAGTGCATTTCATCAAATTCTTTTCCAAAGTTTTCAAATGCTGCCCGGCTTTCTTGGTCCTTTGAGACCATAACAGGAACGGTCCAAGAGTTATTAACACCCTTAACCATGGCGTTCCAATAACGCTTAAACGAATCCAGGTCTGTTTTATCGTAGTTACCTGACAGATGAAGCATACCTTTCGGAATTGCGTTCTCGTCAAAGCCTTTGATGTTGTAGGTCATGGCATTTAAAAAGCCGGTCACGACGCGAACCATCAGCTCCGTTTCTCCAAGGCCATAACCCGTCAACTTCACATCGGTTCGAGGGTTGCGAGGCACGTAAATTAAATCGTTATAGGTGTAAGCCGTTCGCATCTGCCCTTGAATAACTTGGAGGCCGAATATTTCATCGTCACCCCGATAACCTTCTTCGCTACACAAGCGAATAGTTGCACCATCGACCGCATAGAAGCCATCCATGCCTTTTCTTGCATCACGCTTCATCTCAGTTTCAATCGGCGCTGAGTCCATAGTTAATGAATCACGTACCGACTTAGACATGAACTGTGTGAAGTTATCCCGTTTTAATCGCTGGCGCTTACGTGGATCGAATTCCCAGCCGCAATTATTGAAAAAGCGGGTGATTTCCTGGATTGCAGCTTCTTCATCAGGCGTTGCTTTGTGATCTTTGTCGCGGTGACGAATAACAAACCCGGTCCCACCGTCATCTTCCTGAGGCTTAGTGAACCGACTAACTTGGCGGATCCTGGTCATGATCACCGCATTCAATACTGGCGTTTGATCAACCATAGACCGAAGCGACTCAAAACCAAGTGGAGAAGGCTTATCGTAATATTCACCGTGGGCAAATATCTGAAGATCATCCAAATAGACCGATTGCTGGCCACGCGATTTCTTACCGGTTTTTCTGGAGGGGATGGGAATAGAACCACCGCCTTTCACCAGCATCTGCTGCTCTCGGAGTGAGCTTATATAGTCTACCGTGCGCTGAATATCTTCATTTGGAATTAAATCTGAAGACAGTGGCATATGTGATTTTGAAAGCTGTGTTTGCGCATCAATACGCTCATCAGCTGGCGCGTCGGATAGAAATGATATTTGTCTGGCGTCATCGCGTATTTTTCTCATGACGAAATCATATATTCACGACATGCCGCAATGTGTCGTGAATATATATTGGAGCTTCTAATATATTTCAATGCATAAACGGAAGAACCGAATGACCCTCACAAAGCAAGTCATTAATACGACACTCGTTGTTGCCATCGCGTATTCAGGAGTAAAGGCAGTCGATTGGATAATTCCATGGCGACCAGGACAAGTTTTTATCTGTATTGAAAACGCTGACAACAGTCATGATTGCAATGAATACAAACGGGGGAACTAAAGATTGAACTACGCAGACATCAAGCCCGGCATCCAATATGGCCAGTTCAATGCTTATGAAATAGACACCACGCCCGGCGTTAAATGCTGGGCCTCTCCATCTGAGCCAGTAGAAAGATACACACATTGGCTACGCACACAGTATGGCTTCAATCGCGTATTTGCCGACAGGTTTGATGGTGCTGCCATGACTTTTGCTCGAGGCGGCTCGATCGACTTCAACGGCCCACATGTGCAAGAGCTCAAGGACGCTTTAACTAAAATAACTGCAAATCAAACCCAGGCACGACTCAAGAAGAAGAAACGAAAGGATTCGCGATAAACTCAAAGCACCCCGGATCCTTTGGCCTAACGACTAGGTTTCTCGAATTACATTTCGACTTTTCTTTATCGTACGACTCACAGCGTCCGCAAACTTCACCAGTCAAACCCTGAATCATATCAAGAACATCAACGGGCAATCCAGGCATAGCCTCAGCCGCTACTTGCTGCTCTTTGGGCAACGCTGTTTCGCTAGCCATGATAAACGATGTAGTTCCATGCGCTCTGGCCCACGCGACATCACATAACATATTTGTATAGCTGTAATGCGGATCAATGCCGACCTTCACAACTTTACGTTTAAACTTTTTCTGCTCAGGATCCTTCTCGACAACCAGCGCTGTTTTAGTGAAGTGCAAAAACACTTCATCTTTCAATATCGGAATTCGCTTCCTCATTCCTTTGATCAATATATCTTGGTGCAATCCCTTAGGGTCCGGAAAGACACATTGACGTTTAGATAATCGAGCCAATGATGTCTGCATGCACTTATACTGATCAAGGGTGACGGTGTGCCGGTCACGCTCAGACTCTTCTGTTTTTCTATCAGTCTTGGTTTGCTGAGCATCACCCCATCTAATCATGTCGTTCTCGAGGTTACCGTAATTTGCAAGAAACACGCGTCCAGGCCAACGTCCCGCGAATCGTTTTGCATCGTTATAATTGGGCAGAGTCTCAACAACACAAACAGCAACACCATATTCTCTAATCAATTCATCACACCGGTCAAACGGATCATTTTGATATATTGATTCAGCATGTATTGTCGCTTGGCGCCCATCGGGCATGCGCTCTTTAATCAGCACGCAGTTAAACGCGCCCATTTGATCAATACCCATAAATGTATCTTTAGCAGATTTCTTCCACTTAAGACCTGCTTTCATGCCATCTTCAGCACACCGATTCAGCATTTCCATATTGATCGGAATTTGTGACGGATCCGCAAACGGTTTGCCTAACTTTCTGTTATAAAAGTTCTGCATATCTTCAGCGTTGTTGTAAGCAGTGATCATTTCAGCCGGCGTAACTGTTGCGCTTATTAGCTGAGGAAGGTGGAGGCTATCGATTGTTGCTTCAGGAAATTTTGCTATCCATTGGCCTTTTTGATTATCTGAGACATGCTGTTTACATACCGGGCACACGTAAATATAGTCATTTTTAGTTTCTTCGCCGTATTCACCATTGTTGTACTGGATGCACTGAGGAAATACATTATCGAGTATGACGCCGTTCTCACAGCCGCAATCGTTATGAAATTGGAATTGTTTGCCTTGCTTGTACCAATAGTGAATATCAGAGTCTGGCCACTTCGCGGTGGATAACATCATGACAAACTTAATATTTGACGCTGACATTCGCTCCAACACTTTTTCCATGTCAGATATCAGCATTTCCTGCACTTCATCAAACGAAATGATATCCAGCGGAAAAGACTCAGTTGCTACACTACCCGTGGTCCACAAAAATAATAATTTGCTATCACCCAGGACACGAGTAAGCACATTGCCTTCACTAGACCGCTTGCTGCCATCCGCTCGGCTCGCATTAATTAACATCTCGTAGGCATCGGGCACTGTGCGCAATATCGGTAAAAATCGGTGTGTTGATTTATAAGGGGCCAGCATTGAGGACGGGACATACATACCAATCGCGCACGGGGTAAACTTTATCGCCATATAGATATCAGCCAACATCTCCCAGACAGTCAATCCCATCTGCGCGCCCTTCATCAAGACAAGTTGCTTTTTCCAGGCTTCTTCAATCGTTGTGGGAATTAAGTCATAGACAAAATGCAATGAGCCGCGATTCTCCAAGGTAAACGGCTTACCATCAACTTTTAATCCGTCTCGACCTAACTGCTCGACCCACTCTCGAAACGTCATTTCCTCCGGGATAGTAAAACTACTTAAATGAAAACCTGTCTTGTCCTCTAGTTCATTCAGCATTTCATGGAAGCCAAGCTGATAATTTGGAAGTTTTGCCATAACTTATAAGGCCATTCCATTTAGAGCATCTTCTTCACGCAATGCCTTTATTAATCGCTTAGCAACACCAGCATCTTCTCGCTGAATCACATTTATTATTGTTCGATAGTACCTCTGCATTTGCTCAAGATCCCAGACTCTCTCCAGTGCCTTCAGTTTTGTATCTAGTAATTCGCGTCTCAATTTTATTGAGTCTGTATATGCTCTTATGTTTCGCGGCTTACCATCGCGCATAGAAACTTCACGTAGCAAAGTGGCATCATTAACAAGGTCTTGATATTGGGTCATGAAATCTACATAGTCAGTCCCATTTTTTGCAATGTACTCTGGGGATGGGGCGACAGGAAGTTTTTCAGCTATTTGCTCATGAGGTGCTTTTCTTACTCGTTTACGTATTTTCTTCTTTGCATCTGATATTTGCTTCGGCGTTAACTTTCCTTCTTTAACACCTTTAACCCATCGCCAAAATGTTGCTTCGGGCACGTCGGTATAGTTTTCTCTCA